TGTCGTTTCTTGTTGCTGGTGCATTCTCTGCCCTTTCTACGTCTAGTTGATAAGTCTCATACGTCACGGTCTTTCCAAGGTTTGGATTAGCCTTCAACCAGGTACTTGGATCGTTAACTTCCTTGATGTCATCAAGTCTGTAATACCAGATAGACACATGCGGGTTTGAGTAATCGCCCTTAAGTATGTCCATTAGTTCCATTTTGATGGTATCACCTGAACTGTTACGTACTGTCCCTTCAGAACTCATAGCGACTATTAAGTAGTCGTCGAGTTTAGATGCTCCTTGCTCAATGGCGCCAACAACGTCTTCTCGTATATCACCGGACAACCATTCGTCCACGGTAGATACCATTGGGCGTAAGCCTTGCAGCTTATCAACAGACATTGGTCTTACTTCTAGCAACGAACCAGTCAAGAAGTTCTCAATACCCTTCTTAGTGCTGGCTAACTTGACACGATTGGCACGAGATCCGGTAGTGTTCTGGAGAGACCCTTCTGTAAGGAATTTAAAGAGAGGTCCGCGCGAGCGCGTAATGGCTGTCCTGATTGGCGACATAACCTCATCAGCCTGCTTCATAGTTGGAGCAGTCGTGATCTGATGGGTTGTCTTTGTATTGACATTTAGGAAATAGTTCTGAATGCAAGACCCATACATAGACTTAGCTGAGCCACGAGCGACGATCAAGTATTGCTTATTAATAAGGCGCTTCTTGATCATCTTACGGACATAACGCCCACCGTGGTTGTCAAGAGATGGCTGGTAGATACTCCGTTCTACAAAGTAGAACCAACCAAAAATCTGTTCAGCCCAGAGTTTGAAACTATCAAGCAACACCAAGTCAGCCCCATCAGTTAAGGTAAGTTCGTTCTCGCAATACTCTACGAAACCTTCCACTGCCTGGTCGTCATAGTAGATGCCAGGGTTCGCTATTAGTTTGTCGATCCTGTTCATCTCCAGCGATACTTCTTTACAGACAGGAATCTCGCCTCTGATCACTTTATCACGGAACTCGCCATAATATCTTGGGGTTGCTGTATTTGATAGAGTCATAATATAGGCCTTTTACTGCATTACATAATACTTCGCAGTACCTTTCGCCGCGCTCCACGCAGCTTTCTTTATCATCTCAGTGACAAGTTTCTTAGCGACCAATGATGCTCCTGCGCCAACTGCACTAGCAACGGCCACTTTTACAGGAGTTCCAAGAAGATCAGCAACTAATTTCTTACCACGTTCGCTTTTACTCTTGTTAATAGTTTTAACTTGATTTTCAAGAGTTGTTCTAGTAATCAATTTGTTGATATCGTCGTTGCTCATCTCGCTAAGTTTTTTACGTTTAATAGCCGAGACAGTTGCGTGATCTGCACTAGGCGGTCCTGCACTTTTAGAACTTCCACCAGACCGACGTCCCCAATGCATACCTGGGACACCCCAATGTTTTAAGGAATTATTCATTAAACCTCCTTTTTAAAAAATTCTAAGTAGTTGGAATAACTACTTTCTAGTCTCTTTGGTATATTCTTTATCAAAGGCCGCATTAGATTGACCTTTTTCTTTTCCAACACGAATATTTTCTGTCATTCCAAATAGTCTCGGCACCAGACCAACATGGTTCTTTTTCTGAAGAGCCATTCTATCAATTTTTGCCTGTCTTCCTAATAAATTAGCAACAATTGTTAGACCTTTCTTAGCTGAACTTTTTACTCCAGAATCCGCAGATTGCTTTTTCATACTCGGCATATTCTTAACATACTTCGCTACTGCCGAATGCATTTCGGTTGCATATTCTTTATTAAAATCTTCGTCGGACATTCCTTTTGGTTTAATGCTAAAATTTTTGGTCATTCCAAAAAATCTTGGAATTATTCCGACATTATTTTTTTTCTGAAGAGCCATTCTATCAATTTTTGCCTGTTTTCCAAGAAGTCTTTGAACTCCGTTGACTCCCCCGCCACTTTTAGAACTTCCACCAGACCGATGTCCCCAATGCATACCCATCACACCAACATGTTTCAAAGATTCATCATTCGTATTCATCATCTTTCTCCTCTTCTAAAATTTCTTCTGGAATATCTACTTGAATGTTTAACCGAAACTCGAACTCGGTAATTTGTCTAGTCATCGCGTCAAGCAAAGTCGAAATTGTTGGAGGATCAAATATAACCCTAACCTTGAGATAGATGTAAGACTTGACAGCCTCAAGATTTACTACATCGCCAAGAAAATCGACCCAGGTCTCAGTAGATCCAGTTATAGAAAACCCCTCGATCGGCCCGACACCAAGTTGGCTTAACGTCATAAGCGTGGCATTAATGTCGACAATTACGTCAGTGTCAAAGGCATCGTCGTCAAGTTGCAATCCGAGCATCTTCTTGATCGTGTCAAGAATGCTGTTAGGATTAGAATATCCGACAATTGGATGAAACATTGGCCTAACTTTTAGAAATATGTTGGTCTTAACCGCCTCGAGATTTGTTGGCGTCTCGCCAAGTAAATCTTGCCATGTCTCACTAGACCCAGTTATTAGCAGACCCTCGACAGGGCCAATACCAAGATCATGTAACGCCGATAGAGCAAAGTTAATGTCGTTAATTATCTCAGTATCGTAAGAGGTAATATCATTTGACACACCGAGTAACGGTTTAATAGTGTCAAGAATACTGTCCATTAAACCTCCTTAGTGAAGACTTTCATAACAAATCCTTCTGTCTGGGGCTTGCCCTCAACCGAAAGAACGTGATACCAGGCAGTATCTGCAATTGACTCAACAGCCAAATGTTTACCAGCCATCACAGTAAATAAGACTCCGACATCCTTACCAGTGCTTGGTCTTTCTCGTACATTGACTGCCTTGCAATTGGCGATTACAACGTTGAGAACTTTGGCTTTTGGTTGAACTTTCAGTTTTTCAGTTTCCGTGTTAAGAACGGGTAGAGTATCTTCCACAACCTTACTTGGCATTTTTCTTTTTGCCATTTTGTTTATTTCCTTTCATCGATTAGATAACCATGGTGAAGTGTCACCAGGAAGACGTACGACTGGCAATTTTGGAAGCAGAGACTCATCGCTATAGTGTATTGCCTGGTGTGTATTTAACGAAGTACAGATTAGAAACTCAGGGTTAAATATATCCGAACGATCCTTCTCAATGTCTTCGACACTGATAGGATTCATGTGGTGGATAAGAATTTTCCCATGAATCTCGTAACCAACTATCCCAAGATCGCAACCACCATCCCTAACGATGATCTCGTCTCTGACTCTTCGCCAACGAATAGATGTATATAACATTTGGTTCAAATATCGATCAAAACCAAATGTACTTTCTCCAACAAAACCCTTTAAACGGAGATAATCGTACCTCTCTTTAAAAGTTCTTAGTCGTTGTAACTCAGTGAAAGTCCTAGTCGACATCGTTGGCCTCGCCTTCGTCCTCTTGGCCTTTATATTTGCTCATAGCAGTGAGAGCGTCCTTATAAAGTTCTTGGATTTCTTTTGCAGACTGGAGAGATTTAGTTTTCGCTCTAAGAAGTTCGTTCTCTTCCTTAAGTTTCTCCCTCTCAAGACGCTCTGTTGTGCTACCGAGTTTCAAATAATGTGTTATGACTTGTGACGACGCCGTTCCCTCAGAAAGTTGCTTCTCGGCCAAACTTACAGCTAAAGATATCAACTGGTTTTCTCTTGCTTCTAATGTTCTACCAGGAGCGCGTCGTTTTTTTGGCTGATCGATTACTTTCTTTGGTTTTGGCATAATTACCTACCTCGTACAAGAAATAATGTCGATGCAAGACAGGCAACGCAAGAAATCCAGAGACTTATAAACATTATACCAAAGATCCATCCCCATGGATTCCAAGTGGGATGGTCTCGCAACTTATTCAATAGCCATTCCATCATCTCCTCCAGTCTCGTTCTCTACTTCTTCATTGTCTTGTCCTGTATCTGCGTCTGCAACTGAGAAACCTTTACTCCGAATAAAATTCTCAAGTTTCTTGACTCTGGCTGTTAGTTTTTGGACAATGTTGTCCGAGCGACCTTTTAAATTCTCAATCGCAGCTAATACCGTTTGCCTTGAATCCCTTTCCTCGGCCAGTTTAATATTGAGATCCTTAACTTGATCTTCCAATACAAGTCTGGCCGCATTCTGTGTTGCGAGATCGATGGTTAGTTGTTCTCCTTTTTGGGTTAATAAACCAATAATTTCCTTCTGTTGAGCTATTTGACTATTCTGCAAGTTTACTTGTTCGAGTAGATTGCGCATGGTAATACTTTTCTGCAGAGATTTCTCTAATTCCTCAGCAGTGGTTTTAGCTACACGATCTAACACATCGAGGGCGTCCGCTTGTTCGCTTGCTTGTCTTGCCTTCGATTCTCTAATATCTTGTAATCCTTTGTCAATCGTTGTCTGCAATTGTTTTGCATTCAAACGCATTAAAAAGATTGGGGTAATAACAGCAAGAACTATACCCAGAAATGGAAGATAAGGGATTATCCACGACATATCATTAATCCTCTCTCTCTTCTTTGTTCTTAGTTAGTTTCTTAACTATGTCCAAATCGACCTCTACCTTTTCTTTTGCGAATCTAAGTTTTCTTTGAGCAAAACGATACCATTCGAGAATTACAACCGTCCCGACAACATGCAATCGTAAAAGACTAGACCAAAGAGTATAACTACCAAACAATGGTGTCAAGTTCAGAGTAGTGTAACGATCCAAAGTAAGAAACGTATAAAAGAAAACTACGTGAAGCAACCATGACAATCTTGAAGCAATCCAATATTTTTGACTTGGATCTTTTATCCATTGATAAACTTCAATTCCTACTCCGAATATTCCTAGAATTAATGTTATTAGTTCAAATACTTGAGATTCCATAGCGATTAGCTGAACTGGAGTCATTATACTCCTTTCTTTGAATTTTTAGTGTAGTATTCCCCCTAAGCCGCCTAACCAGAATAATCAATAATGTCTAGCTAGGCGGCATTGGAAAATACTATTTAAATCTATCTTTCAGAAAAGTCAAGATTTCATCGGAAGTATCTTGCAATTTATCAACACTGTCTTGAAGATGGAGAAGTGCCAATGGCGGAATAGTCTCTTTCTCACATTTCTGAGTTTGCTCATTCCATACTTCGTCAGAAGCACAACCATGATCAGTTGGAAGAGCTTCGTCAACCACGCAATTTCCGTTAGTATCCTTGTGAAAACCTTCTTCACACTTGGTCTCTACTGGCGGCACTGTGTCCTTAACACCAAGGAAATTGTACAGACCAGTCTTGGTATCCCAACTCGAACTAATTCCAAATTGGACGACACCGCCTTTACCGTTTGGTAAATATACACCACCAAACGTATGTGCCCACCATCGAGGATTGGGTTTGGCACCAAGATAGGCAACTTGTCCAGCCTTGCTGTTGCCTTGTTTGAAGACGGGACGAGTTCCGGCGTTAGGAAGGCAGTTCACCAGAGTGTCCCATGTGTAAGTTCCAGGTTTACTCTGTGAAGACTGAACCATAACACCCTCGCCCACGTTGTCGCGGTAGAAGTGGCCCTCGAACAAGTTAGATGCGTCCTTCGTCCCAAACGCTTGAATCCACTGATCACTATTTACTATTTCTGGAATTGCCGCAACAAAGATCTTAACCTTCGGAATCTTGCCTTCGGCCATTCCAACGTTCAAATGTTTGATGTTCGCAAAGAGATCTGCTGCATTCCACACAGCACCCTCGATAGCCTCGTCGACCACCAGGGTGATGAACGTAATCGGCGTCTTCTTCATATCGTCTTGGATACGTGTAGAAGCGAAGAAATTCTGGACGAACATGTACAGAGGGTTCTTACTCTTGTCTTGACTTTCTACGTAACCAAGAGTCACGCCCCATGGATCGGTTACCCAGAAACTTGGTTTTAACTCGACCATCAAACCAATGGCCGGAATACCAGCAGCGATAGCGCGCTCGTAATTGTTTGCGCATTCTGGGTCATAGTAACAAT